GCACTTGCTGGAGGTAATGGGCTTGAACTCCCATCCAGTCCTTGTCCGCCCGGCACGCGGGCGGGAGCAAGCTAAGGTGGAGGTCACTGATAGCAATGGCTATTGGATTTGGTTCCCGCATAGTGGACATTTTTCACCTTTCGTTTTCCGGCCGAACTCCTCCGCTTTCTTGAATAGTTTATCTGCGCTGGTGCCAACAACTGCCTGCCAATTCTCAGCTCTGTCAATCAAACTAGCGAGCCCGTTCCGTCGATCCTGGGCGGTCCGGCAGTCCTTGTAGGCTTGTTCAACGGCACTAAAGTCCGGAGGCGGTTGAGCTGCCTGCTGGTGCGCGATAATCCCCGCAATAAGGTCCGCCAGGGACGCGGTCGCCCGAATGAGGCGCATGGCCTCCTTGGCATCGACGAAGACGTCCGCAAGTTCTGCCCAGCGGGTTCGCAGCTGAGCCGCTTGATTGGAATGGATACGCTCAAGGAGTTCTTCCAGTCGACTACAATTACCCGCTGCTTCTTTTGCATCCTGTTCCTTTCGCTTGAGTTCATTAAATTCTGCCACCCGCACCTTCTGGGAGTCCAGGCGCCCGAGTTCCGTCCTAGCCTCCTGGAGTCGTTCCTCCGTCGTCGCCTTCCGCTCCGTGCACTGCCGGACTGCCGCACCAATATTGGAAAGGGCTAGATCAATGATTGTAAGGTCAATAACCGCGTTGAGTTTGCGCGACACTTCCCCAGCTGTCTCGGAAAACCAGAACGGTGCGTCATGCTGCAATTGGAAGTTGATTTCGTTTAGCTGAAGCAGTTGGGCGATGTCCCGCGGGACGCCTTGCCCGAAGGAAACAAACTCCTTCCCATCGAGGGAATAGGTGTTTGCTTTTCCTTTCGTGCGGACGATTGTGTGGCTCCGCTTCCCGTCCGTAATGACAAGCTCGACGCAAGTCTCCTTTGCGCCCTCGCGGATAAACTCCTCGCCCGCGATGTCGTTCTGTCCCACCCAGCCTAGGGCCCGGAGGATTGCCGTTTTGCCGCGGTCCGTGGGTCCAATGATAGTGGTAATGCCCGGAGCAAAGTCGACTGCTAGACGCTTGTGCGCTTGGAAGTCCACGAGCCGTAGAGATGTGAGTTGCACGCTTTATTATCAGTTGTGGACCAGTGTCCAAGGACAGTTGATCAAAGATGGACAGTAGCCAACCCGCCCGATCGGGCCTGGCACTTGCTGATAATATTATCATGACAGTTAAAAGCTTAATAGTAATCGCAGTGGCAGTGGCCGGACTTTGCTGGTTCTTGTGCTGGAGCTTCGATGCCGTGCAGAAGGCTAGCAAGGCGGGAGTCCAAGCCCAAGAACAAGTGTTGAACGATTTTGCGAAATAGTTCTTGAACATCACCCCGGACCCTGTTACTCTTACTTCAATGACGACGACAACGATGACAAACGAAGCCCGCGAAGCGGGGATCGCCCAAGCCGCAGCCGCCGCACTGGCCGCCGCCTCCGCTTATTACTTTCAAGCCCTCAGCAACTGCGAAGTCTGGGAAGTGTCCGCGGACGAGGTTACAATCCGGGCGTGGCTATCCGACGACGAAAGTGTTTTGTGGTCCGCTTACCTCCCCTGGGCATAACACCGGCTATTAATTACTCATATGCACTTAGACGAAATCGAAGAAATGGAATACCAGTTAAACGCCCGCGCCGACTACTTGTCGGAAGCGTTCGGAGCCGAGGCCTGCATGCTCGACGCACAAGCGCGGGACGAAGAAGCAGTGTATGCGAAGGACTGCGGGTTCGCTACGGCGGAGGGACATTCCGCCTCCAGCCGCGCCACCCGGGAAAAAGCTCGGGCGTCCGAAGCGATCGCACAAGCCCACTCACCCGTAGATGATTGCCCGTTTTGAGGGTCTGTTATGACCAAATTCAACGATCATACGCCAAAGCCAAACTACAATGTCCTCCTCGCCGCTTGCGTCCAGTGCGGGACCAAGACCACCCGCCAATACGCCCGCGCCCACGAGGGCAAGTGCAAGCAATGTATCGAGAAGAATTCCAACTTTATGAAAGTTCCTAAATTCATCATCCGGTCTGTTTCCTCCGGACGTTATCTAGTTGCTGTGGGCGACACCGGATTCAAGCACACGAATCGGGAAGCCGCTGCCAGCCGCTTCAAAACTCTGAAGGACGTGTCCGAGTTCAAGTCCGAGCGCGGGATCACGTGGCCCACCACCGTCACCCTCATTTCGGAGGAGGGATGAAACGAGTCATTACGGTTAAGATCAAGAAGCACGTCCTCCCGGGCCGGTGGATAGCCTTCAGCGACAACATAGGCTGGACTGGCCCGTCTTTCCGAACTAAGAAAGCAGTCCGGGAATGGGCGTTGAAAATAGGCTATCAAGTATCCGAAGAATAAATTTATGAAAGAACCGACCTTAATAGACCACGACACCCGCGTGATACGGGTTTGTGCTTGGTGCCACCCGGCACAGAGCATTTACAAACACTATCCGCACTTGAGGGATCTGGGCTATAAGTTGAGCCACGGCATCTGTGAGGGCTGCAAGGCTAAGCTGATGGAGATGCCCTGCGAGACGCTGAAGCCCTTGTCCTACTTCATCCGCAAGTATGGGGCGGACTTCATACGCAAGCTTCCGTTCTACGCTACGGCGAAGCACGGGGACGCCCATGTGGAAATGATGGACGTGAATGTGAGTATGCTGCGAGCACAAGTAAAGCGGGCGGGCGGGGAAGTGTTCGAGTGCGACGTGCGGGAGCTTGACAACTTTGTTCTCTAAGTTATTTTTCCAGCGCACCTGAGAAGTGGCTGGAGCCGGGGTCGTTGCGGGCTTTATTCATCTTCACCGCAACGACCTCCTCTTTGTGTCGGATGCAAGCGTTTACAATGTCCCTTGGGGACGCTACCTTCAGGAAAGTCCTGAGAGGAATAGCGAGAAAGCGGAGTCGGGCAACTGGACGGTAGAGCTGGACCCGCAGCGTGGAGAACTCCCGGGCTCCGCCCTGCCACCAGTCTCGGAACAGGAAACCCGTATTCCAGTCCAAGTAAACCATCGGCACCCGCCGGTCGCGCCGGCAAATCAACATCCAACCCATTGAACCGGACTCCTCCTTGCCGCGCATTGCCTGGCGCAACGTTGCTTCGAACGGACTGGGCGCCTTGCCTGCCGGCGGGATCGCATCCAGCAGGTCGCCCGGGCAGCCGTGCGAGCGTCCCCGCTTCAGCTCGATGCAGAACATTTTCAGTAGTGGCTGGCCGATCGGGTCTACGGCAGCAATGTCCCCGTATGATCCGAACGTTTTCTGTCCCTTCTTTGTCCTCTGTGTCGCCCGTCCGCCGCTTTGGCTGGAGCGCCAAAACACATCGTCGCGCTTGCCACCCGTCCACCATACTGACAGGCACTTGCAGATTTCCCGTTCGAAGTTACTTCCCTTGCTCATAGTTCAACTTTCTAGTCGCAATGGGCGGAAGCCCAGCGATGGATTTCATTCCTAGCAAATCACAAACCTCCCGCCACGCTTCCCGCGTGACACAATCCGGCTGGAGCACCGGGCGCGGGCAGCTGGAGTAAGGCAGTTGGACGAGCGGACGGTTCCGCCTCACAGTCGCCTTGCCTGCTGGGGAAGTGATCGCTTGGTATTGGAGAGTCTTTTGCGGGAGCTCTCCCTTGATGTATTTGATCGCGCTCTTGTCCCCGACCCCGCGTATCCCTTCCACCTCGTCGCCCTTGCAGCCAGCAATCGCTTTCACTACGGCCCATTGGGGCGGAGTGATTCCGAGCTTGCCGACGAACTTGTCCTCCGTCCACAGCTTGCGCTCAATGGGAGAATAGATGTGCACGTTGCGGCGGAGGCACTGGAGCAAGTCCGCATCCCCGGTCACGAGGATGGCCTCTTCATTGTCCGGGCAGTCCCGCGCCAGTGCGGCCATGATGTCGTCGCTTTCCATCCCGCGGAAACAAAAGACGTTCTTGAATCCGATCCGGGGCAAATAGTTTTGGTGGAGAGCAGCGATCTGGGTCTTGAGGCTCGTGTAGTCCTTGATCTCCTCCGGCGTCTTCTTGTGGGTGTGCCGGCGCCGCTTGTAAGCGGGATACACATCACGGCGGAAGAGGTGCGGATGCTCGAAGCAGAAAGCCACCTGGTCGGTTCCGAACTCGTCCTTGAGGTAGGAGATGGATTTCAGGAATCCGAAGATCACACCCGTCGCCCGCCCCTTCCAGCTTAGTTCCTTGGGATTGGAGTGGAACGCCCGGTGGCACAAGTAATGAACGTCGATGACGAGCAACGGGGGTCTCACTCGCGCATCTCCCAGCGTTGCTCGTCCACAAGCCAGCGGCCAATAGCCCGCGAATGGCTTCCCTTGTTTTCGTAAATGCGGCTGGCGCTGCTCTGGCCGTCCCAGGCGCGGGCCTCCTTAAGTGTGGGGAAGGGCCCCGCGTAGAGTCCTTCCTTCTCGCCCACCGTGTAAGTCTTGCCCGTAGTTTCCAGCTGGGCGTCCCGCTTGCCTACGAGATAAAGCGCGAGGCATTTGATGTGCTCCGGCCAGCCCTGATGTTTTTTAATGGCTTCGAAGGGGATAGCAACCCGCCGCCATATTCAATCTCCTCGTCCACTAGTTCGTTGTAAACGGTGTCGCTTATCAGCGGCTTCTTATAAACGAGATGAATGTATCGATACGCCCAGATCAAGTCGAGCTTGGGGGCCAGGACGTTCAGGTTCTTTACCTCCGCTACTTGTCCGGAGTGGTCTTCAATCTCGCTCACGTCCCGCGCGAGGACCCGCGCCGTCAGATACGGAGCGATCTTTTTCTTGCGGTGCGCTGCGATGATTAACTTCTCGTTAGTCGTAAGCCGCTTCCCCTTCCGGCTGATCCGCTCCACCGGCTTGTAGTTAATCACCCAGTCCCGTTCATTGTCGCGGTAATAGTCAATGCGGCGGACGATAGCCTTGGGCTTGCGCTTGAACTCGGCAGCCAAGGCTCCGGGCGAGCCGCCGGCCAGGTGAGCATCTAGCAAAGCGTCGTCCTCCTCCGGCTTCCAGACTTCGTTAGCGTGCTCGGTTCGGGGGATCTGGCTTTCAGGAATAAGACTTTTCATTCTGAGGTGGGATTGTAGTCGGGAGGCGGTGGGACGGTGGTCAGGTGATGTGGAGGCAGTCCGCCGATGCAGGAAAGGTAAACGGGCCCGCCCGCGTTCAGCCGCGCCAAGTCCTCCGCGTCGGGCAGCCAAGCCACTACAACCATCTCTACCCCATCGCAAGGCCCGCCTACCACTTGATAGCGGCTGGCGGGGATGGGAGCCACTTGGGATTCAGCAAAGCCCGGCGGCGGGCCATACGTCGAGTTGGCCCCTTCAAACATTACCGGTTTCACGGGTCCCTCCTGTCTACTTGCCTCCGGCAGTGATAAACACGGCCACCGCGAGGAGTAGGACTGCCACGGACAGCAAAGGCCATTGCGGCTTGAAGAACGAAAGGACCGCAAGCAAACCGGCCACCGCTGCTAGAATCGAACTTGGATTGTTCATGCCGGCAAGTTAACACCGGTTGGGACAGGCTGCAATTCACTCCTCCCTCCACGGTGGAATAGGAAACGGCTCCCACTCTGGATTGCCTTCGTAAAGCCCGCCCAGCTTCCACAGCGTCCCATCATTGCAGAGGGCCATAATGAAATACTTTCCATGGCTGTCAATGCTGGAAGTGATTTGCACTACCTTCCGTATAGGCAAGACTAGGGACATGGGTTGATGTGGATTACTCATATTTCTTTAACCGCATTTATGATCTTGCTCCAAATAGCCAGCCTCATCTTCAGCACTTCGACGGGGGTAGGGATCGCTTCTTCTTTCTCCACTTCTATGGGCAGGCCAGCGGTCAGTGTGGGTCTCTTCTGACTCATAAGTTTGAGTTGGAACGTGACAGCGCCTTCGGTGCGGAAGTGCAGGACGCCCAGCTCAGCTAATGTGATCGGAGGCTTCCATCCAGTAGCGAGGGAGTTCAAATAATATCGCGCGTGGGTGATTTGGATTTCAGTCCAAGTGGAATGTTGATATTTCAACGTGTTGAATCCATGCGCTTGCATGTAATGTATCAGTCTCCCCGCTTGTCCGGGATAGTAGTTGGCCATCAGCTTGCGTGGAAGTTCAGAGATGCCGTGGGTCCCGCGTGGGATGCGGGCATTGATAAATTGGAAGCCCTTCCCGGCTAGCCGGTGGGACCAGGTGACCCACATCTCCTCTGGGGTATAAAGATCACCCCTTCCCCTTTTGATCACGAGTTTACTGTCTGCGTATCTGTTCCAGTCGCTCCTTTTATTCATAACGTCTCTTCCTCCGTGGCTCGCATTCCGATTCTATTTGGGCCCACACCTCTCCGGCGAGCTTGCGGATTTTAGACTCGAGCTTCTCCTGCTCAATGTGGGCAATGAGCTGGCCCCGGCTCCCTTTAAATTCCAGTTCCGGCGCGTGAAGCAGTTTGGTCGTCTTGTTCCCCTTGGTAACCTCCTTCGCGGACCAGTGCTCCTCCCCTACTAGATAGTCGACAATGCTGCCCACGTCATCGATGCCCATTCCATAGTAGATAGGAATCTCCACTTGCCGGTCCTTGCCTATCTTGCCAGTGACGCGGTTCTTCTTCACCTCTGCTAGGCACCGGGCGCCTATAGTGCGCGGCCGGCCGCGGACGGTCTTTTGAATCTTCTTAAATACGGAAGTCCAAATCTCCAGCTGGGCATAGAAGCGCAATGCCTTGCCACCGCTGCGGGTTTTCTTTTCGAACCCGAAGCCCAGGTTGTCGCGTGTCTGCCCGATGATGATGAGGATGCTTTTGAGAGCCCGCAAGTCCGCAAGGACCTGGCGAATATTTTCACTGTGATACTTGGCCTTGCCATCCCCGTAGGACCCGGCCGCCTCCTCGCCCTTCTCGTCCGCTTGCCGTTGCTTGCTCACCTTCTTGGCCGCGGCTTTGGAGGTCAGTGCATCCTGGGAGTCGAGCACGTAGACAAAGGGCTTGCCTGCCCGCGCCAGCTTAGCCAGCGTGGCGTAAAAGCTCTCGATCGTGGTGGACTGTTCCGGTTTCATCCGGCGGGCTACCTCCTTGCCGAAATAGTATTCGACATCCATCTGGGCTCCGCCTTCGACATCATCAAAGATAAGGAGGTAATCTTTGAACGCCGGGTTCAGGCACGCTTCCGCGAAGCAAGTCAAGCTGGTCCACGTCTTGCCCGACATGCTATCCCCGACCAGATAGTAGTAGCCTCCTTTCATGAAGGCGAAGTCGGGGTGGTCGGTGCAAGCTAAATTGAGGAGAGTGCTCCCAGAGGAGAGTGCTCCCACTGCTGAGAGCACTCTCCCGGTCTAGCTGGATCTTCGGCCGCTTGGCTGTCAATGTTTTGATCACGGCTTTAGTATCCATATAGATATCCTAGCGGCGCCGCTTGGGTGCGGGCTCGTCCTCTTCCTCCGCAGCCGGACGCTTGCGCTTGGGTGCGGGCTCGTCCTCTTCGGCGGCGGGTTTTTTCTTGGGCTTGTCCTCATCGAACTTATCCCATTCGTCATCGTCGTCGGATTTCTTCTTGGGCTTGTCTTCGTCCTCGTCTACGGGACGTTTACGGCGGGGAGTCTCCTCCTCCTCTTCAGCGGCGGGTCGCTTGTGCTTGGGTTCCTCCTCGTCCTCAGTGTGGCGTTTCTTGCCGCGCGGCTCCTCTTCCTCCTCTGCAGCTGGCTTCTTCTTGGGCTTGTCCTCATCGAAGTCATCCCAATCGTCGTCCTCTGCAGCTGGCTTCTTCTTGGGCTTGTCCTCGTCCTCGTCTACCGGCCGCTTGCGCTTGGGTGCCTCGTCCTCCTCTTGCTCCCGACCCCGGTCGTCCTCTTCCTCCGCATGACGCTTCTTGCTGCGCGGAGCTTCGTCGTCTTCTTGCTCCCGGCGGTGGCGCGGTTCTTCCTCGCTCTCATCGTCGTCGACGCCCAGGTAGAGCTTCTTCAGCTTGTCGTAGGGCAGTTCAATCAGCAACTCGTCGAGGCAGTGGGACTGCTCTAGCATATCGCTTTCGTAAGGCTCCCGCTTCTTGAAGTCAATCCGGCCGGCCCGCACGAAAGCGTGGCCGCTGAAGGAATCGTCCTCCATGGAGACTTTGAGGGTGAAGCCATCTTTCAAGTGGAAGAAGGCATCCCAACGGTCGTCCTCGTCAGAAGCGCGGATGGACTTGTCTAGCTCCTCCCCGAAAAGATGATAGCTAATATCCCAAATCTGAATCCCCGCATCCGGCTCCTTGCGGTTGATGAGATTAAAGAGCTGGCGTTGCCTGGGCTCCAGTTCCTTGGCCAACGCCTCGGAATCATCGTCATCCTTGCGGGCCAGGACGGCCTTGCGCTCGCAGATGGGACACCGCCCGCCGCTCGTCTTGCGGGGACAGAGCATCATCTCTTCGTTGGGTCCGATGTTGCGGTGGACAAAGAACGTCCGCTCGTAATACTTCATTCCTTCATCCGCGAAGGGATTATTCACGCCCGCCCGGAACGGCATAATGTCTAGCAGCACGATGCCGGCTTTGGGTTTGAAGAGCTTGACTCCACTGGGGAGTTTGATATAGCCCGCCCGCGATCCGCTCCCCGCTTTCTCTGCGCGGTCGCGTGCGGAGGCGTATCCTCCTCCTCGTTCTTCTCTTTGTGATCTACTCATTGGTGGTCCTTTTGTTTTTGTTTATTGGTTTCCCGTTGCTTGGCGCGGAAATACCCCGCAGTCCCAAATTTCACTATCATGTAAGACAAGACCGGGAGCACGAAGACCCCGAACAAGCCTGCTAGGATGAACTCTCCCAGAGTCATTAGTCGTCGATGGGCCGTCGGGCCCGACGTTGCATCTGCTGTTCCACGGCCCGCCGGCCGTCCTCGCTGATCTTGGGAGCGGAGAAGTATCCCATGCCGTGGAGTTCGACGAGCATTGTCAACGCTCGCTTCTTGTGCTCCATGGCCCACACGAGTGCCTGGGCGATGTCGGAATTGTAGTCCGCATCCTGCTGGGCTTGCTTGGCCTTGCGATAATGTTTCGAGGTTATGACCGCAGCGTTGACCGCAGCCTCGGTGACTTTTTCAATCCCAAAGCCTACTGGGTCGCCGCGGATGACCTTGGCCAAGTCTGCTTCGATCACGGCCAGTTGGTTCTTAGCTTCCACCGCATCGCGCTTGGCTTCGGCGGATTGAAAGGCGGCCCGAATGTATTGCGTAGGCAGGAGAATACACTCCCGGTCTAGGTTCTTGTCGTCGATTGCTACAACGGATTCTGCTTTGCTTTTGTCCATGCTTTATTATCTCCTATGGGCCCTTAGCGATTACTTCTTCCCGCTCCCGCCAGTGGGCTTCAAAGTCGCCCAGCCGCCGGTCCATCTGCGCTTCGCTCTCGGGGAAGAGGTGGGCGTCATTCACGAGCTTCAAGTAGGTTCGGTGCCACCAAGTTTGTATGCGCGGGTCCTCGTGTTTGTATCCCAGTATCTCGGCCGCGTGCATAAAATGCAATTGGAAATGATGCGGCATTTCGTCCACGTGCCGCAAGTATTCCTCCACTGCCATATCCATCTCTGGTTCCCAATCGTTCGTGGCGCCCGGGCAACTGGGCCCGGTGAAACTGCCGCCTCCTGGCTCATGCGGGTTATCGTAGGGCCGGCGTTGGAAGGCACTGAACAAGAAACTCCGCCGCAGCCACCGGCAAAGCACTTTGGAGCAATGGTCCTTGCGGAGCCCGTCGGGCCCGCGCACCGCAGCAATGAGAACGCTCTGTTGCATGAACGTGAGCCCGTGCACCCAGTCTTGGAGCACGGAACGGCGGACATTAAATGGAACGGGGTCTTTCATTTAGCGTGAATCACCTCCCAGCAGGCCGCGGCCAGTCCCGCTTGCTTGCTGTCATAAAAGTTGCGGCTGAAGATGTCGATTACCATATATGCCCGGGCGCCTAGCTTGGGGTTGGGCGGTTTGCCTTCGCCTCCGACCATGCACGCTCGCGCATACCCCAGCACACAATAGCGGACGCCTTCCGCGTCCTCGTCCTTGAGGCTCCGCAAGAGCTTGGCACAATCCACCCAGGCGGCCTGCCAGTTGGTCACGAGCAAGCGGGCCAGGTCTATCGCCACGTCCTTGTTGATCGTAGTCGTGCGGATGGCAGCGAGCTGCTTTTCCGAATCCTCCAAGCTAGCAATTTGGTCGAGGATGACCAGCGCCTTGCGGGCGGAGGAGTCTGCGGCTTCGATAATTTCGTCCACCACCGACTCCTCCACCGTGAGTTCGGCTTTGGTAATAACCCGCTGAAGCACCTTGCGGAGCGCCGGAGCACCTAGTCCGGAGAGCTTTACCTCCGAACAGCGGGTGTGAATTGTCTTAATGAGCTTCTGCGGGTCCGTAGTGCAGAGCACGAAGTAAGCGTGGGCGGGAGTATCCTCCAAGATTTTGAGGAAAGCATTCTGGGCGTCATTGGTGAGCTTGTGCGCCTCGTCAATAATCCAGAGCCGCGTCTTGCCCGTAATAGGCGCCAGGTTCATGCTGCGCCGCAGGTCCCGCACCATGTCGATCCCTTTGAAGTCAGCGCAATTGAGTTCGACGAAATCGTTATCCCCGCATTCCAGGTGCTGCTTAAGGATGCGGGCGATCGTCGTTTTGCCGCAGCCGCTGGGCCCGGTGAGGAGCACGGCATGAGGAACAGCGTTTCTCTCCATCATCTTGGAGATGGAGGCGACGGCTCCCTCCTGCCCCTCCACTACTTTGAGGGAGCGGGGTCGGAATCGTTTATAAAGTTCAGTCATGAGTTGCCTTTCCTAAAGCCCGCACGAACCGTTCGGAGTCCGTGGTGGACTTGTCTGCTTGTTGAGGGTGGGTAAACCGCCCTTGTTTAAACTTGAATTCTTTCTTCTGGAACCAGTTCCCGCCGGGCGGGCATATTTCATATTCGATTTCCGGCGGGACGTTGAGCCAATGCCAATGCCGGGGAAGCTGTTTCATCGTCACATCCTCCACAATGGAAAGGTAATCGCCCAGCTCGCCTACCTTAACATCACCTAGCAAGCTGTCGTGAATCTGTCCCACCACCTTGCTCTGCATCTTCCGCTTGGCAAGCGTCCGGTTGATTTGGATAAGCGACCAAAGCAGGCAGTGGAACGCGGAGCCCTGGATGGGATAGTTGGTGACTGCGTTGCGGGCGAAGGCGCCGGCTACGCGGAAGCCCGTCAGCAAATCAAAGGAACCCTTCTCCAGATAATCCTGATACCATTGCTTGCGCCACTGCCCGTAGACTTTGAATCTGCGGTTCCAGAAGTCGTCCTCCACTGCCTTCACATGCTTCTCGAATGAACGCGGCAGCGGCTTCTCCTCGGGATCGCAGGCGCCCAAGCGTTCTATGCCTTGCTCCTTTAAATGCTCTCTCAGCGGCTTGCCGTCCGGGCCCTTTAGCTTTCCCGTCCGCATCCATTCCCACAGCGAGCGGGCACAAGAGACGTAGAAGTCGCCGTAAAACTGCGGGAATACGAACTTGTTTTTGGCGCCATAGCGTATGTCTTTATCAACTTGCTTGGGCTCAAGTAGGTAAAGCTGGGCCGCCATGTCGCGGTGCATATCTTTACCGGGCGTAGTGATGTAGTCGATGAAAACGGGATCGTGATGATATGCGGCGGACAGGGCGACCTCAATGCCTTTGAAGTCATTCTCCACGAGCACGCAACCCTTCGAGGGAATAAACAGGCTGCGGATGATCTCTGCGATCTCTTTGTCGCGGACGGGGAAGTTCTGGAAGTTAGGCGAGTCGCTGGAGGAGCGATAGGTTCGGGCTAAGTGCAGGTTGTAAACGGGGTGGAGCCGGTCGTCTACAATTTCCCTTTCGATTCCTTTGATGAAGGTTCCCAGCGCCTTTTGATATTTGGCCAGCTGGCAGAAGGTGCGGACGTCAGGATGGTTTATTTTCTGCAATGCCTCTTCGTCTGTGCTCGGCTTCCCGCCTTCCGTCGTCTCACCCACCTTAAAGCCCAGCTCGTCGTGGAGCACAGTGGCCAGCTGGTCCCGGGAGGTCAAACTTGCCTTGGTCGCGAAGCGCCGGCGCCACACTTTCCACAGCTCGGAGGTTTCTAGTTCCTCCTTCAGCTTGCGTATCTTGTTCGTCAAGACATCTTGAGTGGACGCTAGGCGCCTGGTATCAATCCGAATGCCGTTGGCTTCCACTTCCGCTAGCGCCACGATGCCGTCCTGAAGCAGCTCGTAACCTTCCTTCCTAATTGGATCAATCCTCATAACACTTTCTTGGACGGAGCTCTCCAACAAGGCACTCTCCGATTCAGAACCTGCTGGGAAGATGGCACCCAACAACAATTCCTAGGTTCATAATCTCCATCATTATTCTTCCGTTCTATCGTCATTCCAGGTGGCCGCAGTCCCATGTCTTTCAAAAAGTTGGGGAAGGAGTTCTTCCAACGCTCGCAAACTGTGACACCTCTCCCTCCATAGTTTTTCCAATCTACAGCGTGTGGGTTGAAGCATCGTGTTTTTATTGCCTGCCAACAACTATACTCAGTCGTCTTCTTTCCATTCTTGCTTCTGTGCCCATGAATGTAATGACGAGCCCAAGCAGGAGTCGGGGAAGGGTCCAATGGAACTTCCGTGAATTTAGTCATCACAATATCCCATCTCCTTCCGTTGCTTTCGCGCCAGCCGCCACTCTAGCAGGGCGTCCATGCCGTTGTAGAGCAGGAGCGATTTGATATCGATTTCTCCAATACGGTTGTAGTGGCCGGACCCGCTGGAAAGGTAAGGCTCAATGTTCTCGTTGTAGACGGGAACGCCCAGCTTGACCAGCGACTGGAACTTGAGCGAGCAGATGCCCGGGCGGTTGTCGAGGCAGTGCGCGGCGAGCATTGTATCCCATCCCCAAAAGGTTACTCCGCACCCAAACTCCCGCCGCGTCCAACGCTCTTCGAACTTAAGGTTGGAGGCGATCTTGCGGGTGGTCGGGGACCGTAGGAACATGCCGGTGGCTACGATTGCCTTGCCCGTCCACGGGTATGCGATCGTCTGCTTCCCGTTGGAGATGGCACAGGAGACGATGCGGGCTTCCGGATACTCGGGCTTCAGGCAGTTCGTTTCGTAGTCCACGGCCACCCAGCCTCCGCGCTCGTTTATTGCCCGGATGGCTTCATATATCTCCTGCTCGTCATAAAGGATTTCGATGGCGCTTTTGTAGTCGCTTGCTTGGGGTGGGTCCTGTTCGATAGTAAAAGCCTGTTCCAAGTGTTCGGCAAATAGCCGATCCATAAGCGGATTCCGCATGCGGAGCAAGTAGCTGGGGTGATACGTCGGACAGAGCCAGTGGTTTTCCAGCGGGATGGGCCATCCCACCCACCGCTCCAAAGGGCCCGTATCGCGCCAGTAAGGGGCCAAGGCGCTCGCCAAAGCACTTCGCCCGAGGGTGAGGACCACCCGGGGCTGAAAGCGTTGTATAGCGTTAAGCAGGTTGGGCCGGCAGTATCCGATTTGCCTATCGTCCGGGGTGGCGTTGTGAGGCGGACGGCATATCAGGGCGTTCGTTGTCCAGGCATCTTCATCCAAGTCGATCTCCAGGGCTTCCAGCTGGGTGCGGAGGAACTGGCCCGCCTTTCCGATGAAGGGTCGTCCCTCCTCGTCCTCCGTTTGCCCGGGCGCCTCCCCAACGACAAGCACGCGGCTTCGGCCTTTGCCGTAGGGCTCCATCTTGGGACTCTCGCAAGTCTTGAACAGTCCGCAACTTCCGCACTTGGGCAGCAAGGAGCCGGGCTGGTCCCGCAGGACCACGTTAGATGGAAAGAAGCCTTTCAATCTTCTTCCTCGCGCTTGCGCTTCTTTGGTGCTGCTTCTTCGTCTGTGGCTTCCCCGTTGTTGGCCGCGTCGGCGGTGGGCGGGCCGAGGACGGTAATGTAGGACCAGTGACCGCCGGAGACTTTGAGCTTCTCTGGGTTGATGATTGCGTCGGAGTATTCTTCGGAGATGTGCTTTAGCAAGTCGGGAGCGATCAGGAAATCCAGCTGCGGGCCTTTGTAGGCAACGCTCTTGATTTCCTTATACCAACCGGACAAGCCCTCGCCGGTGATGCGCAAGGCGCCCGTCTTGAGGGTAACCGATACGAGCGGGTCGCCTGCTTTGTCGGAGGCAAAGACGGAGGCGCGGTCAGCTGCCTCTGCGAGTCCCTTGGGAATAACTATCGGGTGGCCTTCCACTTTCAACGCGGCGTCGAAGGGCGGGAAGTCCTCGGTGTAAACCCGGCAGGAGAAGATGAGCCCGCTCTCGTTCCGGAAATGAATCCACGACTTGGTGCGGGCTACCTCGCTCATCCCCAGCAGGAGGATTTGGGACATCGAAGCGCCGCGGACGAGCACGGGATTCTTGAGCCCGCTCTTAAGGCTGTAACGCATGAGCTGGTGATTGTCGCAAGCCTCGATGTAGTCTGGGTGCAAGTGAATGCACGTTAGCAGGAACTTCGACTCATCGGTGCTGACGCAATGCTGGACGAGGCGGACCGCATCTAGAAACTTCTCCGGCAGCGGGTGCCACTTGTCCTTGTCCGGCGTTTCTACGCGGTCGATGGGCAAAAAGATTTCTGCGTCCCGAGTGACGCCAAAGGCTTTCTTGCTGCCGCGAAACTCCAATTCACCTCTCTCATTCTCCTCCACCGTCAGCTCTTTATCTTCCAGCTTGCCCAGGATGTCGAGCAGGCTTTGAGCTTGGACGGCTCCGGTGAGGGATACCTCGATGGGCTTGCGGCAGGCCACCTCGTCGTTGAAGGTCATGACCGTCTTGTTACCGAACGCGAAGCAGGAACTTTGCTCGATAAACTCGCGCGGGGACAGACCCGCCCTCACCATTTCCAAATCTCTAAGGAATTGCTCTCGGTTGATTTTCATATAGGGTTGCTCAATGGGCTACTAGGCGGAAGAACATCTTCTCCGCAGACGCTGCCGGAATGGTTACCGGATTGGTGGATGTTAGGCTGATAGGATTGTTGGTGGTGCTGCCGCGGACTGTCCGACGCGCGAGTTCCAACCCGTGGGGAGAGGTCGCCTTTAACACTCTCCAGTCGGGGCCCGCGGCAGCGTCCGCTGAAAACGTAGCAAGAGTAGTCCACTGCCGCAAGTCCTCGCTGGTTTGCAAGTCGCAGGTGGGCGCGGGATTAGTGTTGATGAGGAAGAGAGGCCGTCCCTCGTTCTTAGCGACTCCGGTGAAAGCAGGGTAGGGATCAGTGGGATCTTCTGGTGGTGTATTGTTGTTGACGGGCCTTATCATCTGCGAGCACTTCCACAGGCAGTAAATAATGATTCCCACCACAACGACAATCACGATCACGACAATCCACGCCGCAAGTCCTTGGATGAATTGTGGTGGAGCGGACTTTAGTGCGGCCAGAACTTCTCCCCGCAGCTCAGCGGGTATTTCGTCGGGCAGAACAATGGGCTGGCCGGCAGCGGGAACTAGAACCATGACGGAGATGGTGCGGACGGAAGGACCCTCGCCGGAGTTACCGGACAGGGGAAGCAACACCAAGCAAGCGGCGAGCAGTAGTGTGATATATGTTTTCATTGCTTTGTAGGTTTGAATAGTGCAGTGACGGCGATGACGAAGGTCACAACGCCCAGGGTGTTAAACACGAATTGGGCGTCGTATCCATCGGCGAGCTTGCTCTTAAGCGCAAGCGTGACTGTTACCACAACGGCTCCGTAGCCGAGGCAGAACAGAAGGATGGGCAATACTGTTTTCATTTCTTCTTTTTCTTTCGTTGCGCTAGATGTGCTTTGAGCCGGTCCCGGGTTCGGTTCTCATCGATCGTATAAAACGTCAGCATGATGTGCGGCTTGCGCTCGGGCACCAACGCCTCGGGCACGTCCGCCGTCCCGCCGCCGCCGCTAAAATATATTCTCATTATAGGCCAAAGGTGAATTGCTTGGAACGCATGTGGATGATTTTCGGGTCCAGCGGGACGGGCCACGCGGGCATCGCCTCCTCCAAGTTCTTGAAGTAATGGAGGTTCACAATGGCCCGCGCCCGAAAGCAGGAACTCACCCCGTCCGCTATGATCGCCTCCTCCCAGGCTTCCGGAGTCTGCAAAGAACCCAGCAACTCGCTCATCTGTTCTTTGGTCGTCTTCTTCTCTTCAAAGGCGCCCATGGGTATTTTCAAATAGGCCAGCCAGCGGTCCACCCGTTCCTGAACTAGGATTGTGGTGGTGTCATACCAATTGTCTTCTTGCTGCCGCGGGCTCTTGCCCTTGCTGCGAAGCGAACGGTGCATTCGAGGCGTGGGCTTGCGGCTCATATTGATTTGCAGCGGAGACTTGTCGTAGCGGAACCTTTTGCCCTTCTCGTCGTAGGGCGGAACCAGTATCCAGCCATAGGCCGCATACTTGATCCAGCTCGTTGAGTCTACACTCCACCACGGCCAGCGGGTCATATATTCCCAGGAGGTCACTGCAAAGCCGTGGACTTTTACGATGGGCTTATACTCGTTGGACTTCGGGCAGATGTCGCAGAAAGCATCATCCACCCACTTGAGGAAGGGACGGACTCCGCCAGCGAGTCCGCCCAAGCCGATGAGCGGATATTTCTTCGGCTCCTCCAAATAGCGGTGGAGGTAACGGAGGTCAGCCCCGCCATGGATGACAGGCACGGGGTAGAGCCCGTGCTCCTCCTCAAAATACTTTTGAATGTCCCAAGAGAGTTCAGCGTTTCGGATGGCGTCCACTGTAGCGAATATGATATCCCGTCCTTCGAAAAGGCGCATAAACGTGGCGTATGTGTCGCAGTAGGCACGAAACTCCGATCCTGGGGCTAAGCTGAAATAAGAGAAGTCATTACCCCGCCGGCTGCTTTTAGGTGGCGGGTCCAGCTTCTCCCCGCCACGCCGGTCCTTCGAGACTTCCATGTATCTCTCCGACGTCTCTTGTCCTTGGCTCTTAGCAACGTTGATAGCGTAGAGGGAGAAGGCGCCGGAGTCCATGAACACGGACTCCGAACCCAGCAGCTTAGGAATTTCAGTGGCCATTGGAATGTCGTGCTAGTTCGATCAGTTGGAAGAACTCAGCGCGGGCGGGTCCGATATCCCGGAATACGCCGCGCATCGCGCTCGTGACCATCACCGACTTGTGCTTCTCAACTCCCCGGCACGCCATGCACAAGTGTTTCGCTTGGATGACCACCGCCACGCCGCGCGGCCTCAGGTGCTCCTCCAGTGAGTGTGCAATGTCTTCAGTCATCCGTTCTTGGACTTGCAAGCGCCGGGCAAAGCATTCCACCAAGCGGGCGAGCTTGGAGAGCCCGACAACTTTAGGGATGCCTCTAGGAACACCGTTCACATCTCCCTCTGCGGGCAAGTAAGCGACGTGGGCATAGCCGGAGAAGGGGAGCATGTGATGTTCGCACATGGAATAGAATTCAATCCAGGAGCAAGCAATCACTTGGTCGTAGCGGTGGATCTCAAAGCTCTTCTCGAGTATGGCACCGGGGTCCTGGGAGTAACCCACGGTGAGTTCCTTCCACGCTTTGAGAACCCGCTTGGGCGTGTCCTTCAGCCCGTCCCGCACCGGGTCCTCGCCGATGTATTGCAGCAAACGAATCACAACGTCATCGGCGGACGTGTCGGACCCGGGCTCGCTCCGCTCCCACGGAAATACGATCCACTGTCCGGGGACTCTCTTGGGCTCGAGATAGTCCGCGAGCGCAAGGAATGTAGTCTCGGGAAACAAAGCGTGGTAGCGATCCCGCGTCCGCCCGCTGTCAACAATGTCATCAACAATCAGGGTTGCGTCGGCCGGGCTCCCCACCAAAGTGTCTTGCCCAACGTCCTGGCCCACCAGGTAAGCGACGGGAACACCACCGCGTGGGACGCCATACAGCCGCAAGCGTTCTTTGAGCAACGGTTGATGATTGGAGAAATAGTCCGCCCGCAATCGCTTGGCAGCCAGGTGGCACTCTGCTTGAGTCAATATTCGCTTTTCCATTTCAGTTTAGAAACCTTTCTTGAAGTTACCCCCTAGCGGAACTAAGGGCTTTGATCTTGAATCTAGTCTGTCTACTTGATAACACTTGTGAAGCTGCCAGCCTGCCCGGAACCTTCCCTTGCCGTCCTTTACCGCTTCACAGATGGCGTCCAGGACTTCGGGATTCTTATGCTTGCTCCATTCGGGGTGGAGCCAGATGGGTTTGGTGGACTGCTCGGTCATCCCGCAGCGGATCAACATGGAGTTATAAAATTCGATATCCTCGTAATCTTCGACAATGACTTTGAACTCGTTCGCCATCTGCACGCTTGCAGGCAGCGGCGGCTTCCACCGCTTGGGCGAGAGCGTTATCCAATCGAATTCTCCCTTGATGGCGAAGCCACCACTGGTCTCCAGGTGCGCCCGCATCCGGCGCTCGTGCAACGCATCCACCAGCGGAGCCAAGTCATGTATTGCCGGCTCGCCGCCGGTAATGACCACAATGTTGACGTTATGAGGCATCTGTCGAATTAGTTCTTCAGGAGTCATCCGGTTCACGTCCTGGGGAATCCAGTCGGGATGCCAGGTTCCCGCTGAATCGCACCAAGGACAGTGAACCGGACAGCCGAACGTTCTGATGAAGAATGCGGGCTTCCCCATGTGGACGCCTTCCCCTTGGAACGTGTCAAACACTTCGTGGATGGGATAGGTAACGCTCATGGCACATAGAGGCATGCGGACGTGCAAGTCTCCTCAATGGAAATGCCTTTCAGGTCCGGAATGATGCGCTCAAGGTAATTGTAAATCCAGCGGGCTATCTCCTCGCTGGTAGGGTTCTCCAGCTTAAGCGTCTCGTTCAAATAGTGGTGATCAAGATAGTTCTCCAGCAACGGGCGGACGGCTTTGCTAAGGTCCCCGAAGTCCACCAGCATCCCTTGCTTGGGCCCGCTAAAAACTAAATCAGTCCGCTGGACAGCCAACTTCATCTTCCAGCTGTGGCCGTGCAACCGCTGGCATTTGCCATCGTGATGCGGTAGCATGTGGGCTGCTTCGAACCTGAATTCTTTTGTGAGCGTGAACATAGTTACTCCTTGATGCGGTAAATGATTTGGTTTCGCTTTTCCACTTTGCCGTCCGCTACTATCTTGCGGAGCCAGCGCCGCGCTTGCTGTAACCCGATCCCCGCCTCCTTGGCAATCTTCTTATCCGTTTTCCAAGCAACGGTCAGGACTGAGTTCACGGAAGCCTTCATCGTCCCGTGCGGAGCGCCGTCCTTGTCGCGCGTGGGTTCGGGAAGGGTTTCGTCCTTCTGCTTCGGGCGTCCCTTTGGCTTCTCAGCCGGCAGGCCGTCCTCGCGGAGAAACTCCACGTCCGGATCGTCTTTCAGCTCTTCGTAGACGGGCATGACGGCGGTTGGGACGTGCTCTGCGGGAATCCGCGTTGTGACTTGCGCCAAGCGGGCAATCAATTTGGCGTCGTCCCACTCGTCCGCTTTGGGAAAGCCAACGGCAGCGAAGAACGCAATTGCTTTAGTTCGTGTCATTTTCATAGGTTCGTATTTATTATCTGTTAAAAGGAGGAGATGATGCAAGGACAAGCAACGGCCAAGTTGCCCGCAGTCCACACGACCTTGGATTCAGACCACCCGCCGCCGCGCAAGACTACCCAATTCAAGCGGTAGACTCCTAACTCTTTTTCCGACGGGCTCCCGTTCTCGGACTTTTCCATTTGGTTGATCCCGATCATGCCAGTGACGTGGGCATTCTTGCGCTTGTCCTCGGAGAAGTCCTTCTTGCGTATCAGCCAGGAGCCGTAGGCGGTGGACGCCGTCTGGGTCGCGGTAACGACGAGGCAGTGATAGCTCAGCGCAATGCGCCGCATGGTCATCCACGAGGCGTTCATTTGGTGCCGCACGTCCTGGCGCTTGGTGTGCTCCTCCACGGCGAGCAAGTCCGCATAATCGATGACGACCACGTCCGGGGCCCATTGCTCTTGCTTGGTCAGCCGGATGATATCCTGCTCGATCCCGCTGGCGGAGACTTCCATGCCGCCGGCAATCCGCAGCCGGAGCCGCATGGAACTGCTCGCTGTATCCTCCTTGAACTTCTCGATGCCTTCCCAAACTCCGCGGGCGGAGATGCCCTCCCGCTCCATCATTCGGAAACGGATGTTCGCTTCTCCGTTATTGGGAGCTATCGACACAGGCCGCTTGACTGAGCCTGTTTTCCAGGGACGCCGGAGCAAACGGCTATAGAGGCGCCGGTGGACTTGCTCCTCCGACATATCGCCCAAGACATAGTAGAGCACCTTGCGCCTCTGCTTCAATGCAGTGTAGACGACTTCTTGCAGCCAGTAGGACTTGCCTACTTTGTCCCGCCCGCAGAAGGAGATAAAGCCCGTGCGTTCGAAATGCGGGGACAGGAAATCACCCAGGGCTCCGTCGAACTGGACGATCGTTTGATCTTCCTTGTGGCTGAATGTTTTCTTGATAGCTGCCTTGGAGAACGGGTCCTTCCAGGCGCCCGAGGAGAAGTCTACTGGCGGGGAGGCAAGTGCTTCCCGCGCCTCCTTCACGTCCCCGCGTTCCAGGGAAGATTCGAGCGCATCGCGTATCCGCTCCAACCGAACCCGTTCAAAGTAGTGGGACGCTAAGTCGATGACATACGCTTCATTGAGGGCAGGCGCCGCTTCGTAGTGGTCGCTGAGGGTCCCGAGATACTTCTCAATCAAGTCCGCCACTGCCGGGTCCGGGGCATGCTGGGCCCACTTTAGGAATAGCTGCTGAATGTGTTGCCCGGGTGCCTTCTGATATTTAGCAAAGTAGCTGAAGCACCACTTGGCTATTTGATTGCTCCAGCGGTTAGGAAACGGATCGTCTACAGAACCGAGGGCGAGCGCCACGGCACCCAGGACCCCATCGTGGGTGATCAAGGCCGCCAGGACGGTTTGCTCCTCCTGCGATTTGAATTTCTTGATCTCCATGTTAATAACTGAGGTGGCGGTGGCGCTCCACTTCCGCTTTGTCTTGTGCGTCCCGCTCCTCCTGTTCCGAGGTGGAGCCCACACCGTCCCGGGCCGCAGCCTCTTTGATCTGTCTGTATTTCTCCGCAAAGCCCATCAAGGACCCGCACTTGGGAACATACTTGTCATGATGGTGTTCGAAATACCAATCCATGACTTCTTTAATAGCGGAGGGACTGTGGACGTTAAGCAGGGTGGCACATGCTTGCAGCCAAGTGTCTTGGTTTATTTTGATGTCATATTCCTTGCCCGTGCGTCTATCTACACCCTTGTGGAGTTTATGGCGCTTGATGAACCTCTCGAAGTGGGTGCAAAGCGTGCCCGCTTTAGTGGAGGGGAAGCTGCCATCAGAAAAAACTAAATCACACCCGGCGGCGCCAGCCGCACGGCGGGCCGCGCCAGCGGCGCCGCCAGTTTCCCTTAATTCCCTATTCCTAGGCTGTTTTGGGCCGTTGTTTTTGGCCCTTTCGGTCCGTGTGGTCGTTGATGAACGCTGCCGTATGGCCATTGGTGTGCCATCGTAGCTGTCTCCCGCCCAGGACACTTGGAGGATACGGCGGAGCCGATGCCCGTCCTTCAGCTGGAAGGAACGGACAAGGCCAAGCTCTAGGAGCACGGGGAGCCGGCGCTGGACGTGGCGGGCGGTGCGTCCCCATCTTCGTGCTATCCATTCGGAACTCGCCCAACACCCTTGCTTCTTGGGGTCTTGCATCATGTTAATGATCCCGAGGAGAACTAAGTCCTCGCCGGTGAGGGTGTGCTCCTCGATTACGAGCCGGATGATAGAGACAGGGAAATACCACCCGCGTGCATACCCATCTTTGTGGACCACTTCATCATCCGCGTAGGCTTCCATCACTTGTGCCCTCGTGTTCTCGGCCGCCAGCTTGTCGAAGTATTTTTCTTCTGCTGCTATGCTGCCCGGACTTCTATGAATAATGAATCCCATAAGCTGCTAAACAAAACGCCGCCGGACCAGTGGGAAGTAAGCAAGTCAGAGGGTCGAATCCTTTAGACATCTTCCACGCCTGGTCCGGCGACAAATTCCAAATTCGAACCTCTACTTCACTTGCTTGCACATATAATCACGCGATCCGCGGACGCGATGCAAGCAAAAAAAAAGCCCTGGGGTTTGAATCCAGGGCGTTGATGGGTTGAGGGTCGCTTACTCCGCGCTAGCGTCCACTACTTCTTCGTCGGTGTCGGGTGCGGGCTCCGCATCTTCCTTTGCGGGCTTCGCGGCGGGCTTCTTCCCGTTTTTCTTCGCAGCGGGCTTCGCGGCGGCCTTGCCACCCTTCGCGGCGGCAGCTTTGCCCTTCTTGGCGGGCTTCGCGGTGGGAGCGGCTTTCTCCGGGGCCTTGGCGCTGGAGACGAGCTGCTTGAGCTGTGCAGCGGTCAACTCTGCGGGCGGACCACCCTTGCCGCGTCGTCCCGCGTTGACCTGGATGCTCACAGTGATGTCGGAGGTTTCCACGTCTTGCGCCTTCATGATCTCCCGCGCGTGGGCCGTGGCCACACCTGCTTTGCCGAGGGCGCGGAGCACACTGGTCACAGAGTGTCCGAAGATTCCGCCCAGGAGGCCGGTGTGGGTTTCGGTTTTCTTGCTGTCCGTTTTGGTCGATGTTGCTTTGTCTTTCATGTTTGTTTGTTCTTCCGTTGTTGCTTTGTTTTTGTTTGCGTTTACTAAATTCTTGTCGTGTCGGATCACCATGTCGGGCTCCAGGCGCGGAGTAATGTTCATCGTCTCCGCTGTGCCCGCGAACGTCCGGGTGACGTCGTGGATGCGATCTTTAACCGTCCGCATCTTGCGGGTGAGGCAGCGGCATCGGGCTCGGCAGTCATTCACCATCTCTACGACCCACTCCGCTCCGCCGCTTACGATCACATCTCCTACTCTGAGGTAAACCAAGTTCATAACGTTTTATCTATTTATATGTTCAGTCTGTCCAATCTATTCTTGCACTATTTTCTTCCAGTCGCATCAAGCATATCTCAGGCCCGATTACAGACCTGTAGGCTTATTCCAGTCTTCAATCCCCCAAGTGCCGTCAAAGTGGTGAATGATGATATTGCAGCGGCGGAGAGTAGGATGGGTGAATAGCCAGTCGCCTAGGGATTCTCCCGCCCGCACCCAGCCGCGCTTGCTTAAATAACTGGCGGCGGACTTGCGGGTCTTGTGTATGCGTTGAACTTTCATGTGAGTATTGATAGCAAGCGCCTGGCCCACATGCAAGTTATTGATATTCATCGGAGCCGTTTTCGCTGAAGGTAAAGCGGGTTGACACTTTTTCTTTACACTTGCGGGATTGGGCCCGCTTGCTCTATCAATACCAACCACTTCCGTTGATAGGAAAAGAGTGTCAAGTTTTGCTGTCGTTTTACACTCGCAGCGGGTGCGAGCGTTGACTATAGTAATAGGCGGAGCACGAGGTCCAAAGATGGACCTCTGTCCTGGGCAACAGGTTCGGAGATGGACCACTTCCCCGGACGCCCAGCTGGAGCCGGTGGGCATAGTAATTGCTGATAGACTGTCATGACAAAGAACGATAGAAAAGCAATGGACGCCTCGAACAAAGCTGCCCGCAATTACTTTCGCAGCTTGCTCCGCGGGACCAAAAAGAATATCAAGAAATAACGAGACAACTTGAACAGACTGATAGACACTCCTTGCATATGAATAAGCAAACCATCGCAGCATTCGCCGAAGAAGCCCGCCAGTGGCGCCTCACGGCCAAGAAGAACGAAGCCTCGGGCAACATCACCGGTGCGGAGTATGCCTTCACCGCCGCACTCACCATCGAAGCAACGACTATCAAAGTTGCCCAGCAATTCCTGCGGGCAGCGGCGTTCGACGTCCCGCGGTTCCGCCAGTCCTGCAACCCGGACCTTCCGAACTACTGGGCCTAACACCCGCTTATCAATACGCATATGAAATCAAATTTGAACGTTGGAGATAAAGTGAATGTGTTCTTCGCTTGCACCGAGCGCGAGGATGGCGACCCTTGCACTGTCACCAAGTTGGTGGACGGTGTGGCCTACGTAGTCCAGGACGAGTATGCCACGCTCGACATTCCCGGCATCCCGATCTGTTTGAATGGTGCCCGCTATTACGAAGACGTCACCCGCAGCTAATTGCAGATAACCAAGTAACCAAGAAAGAAAACCGAAGATGAGCAACAATAAAGTTAGCGACGAAGTCATTGAGAAAATCCGCAAGTGCCTTGCCCTCGCGCATGGGCGCGGAGCGACCCAGGGCGAAATGGAAGCCGCGATGGGCAAAGCCAAGGAGATTGCCATGCGCTACCACTTGGAGATCGCGGACCGGACATCTCCATGGAGGACAAGAGCGGGAAGAACAAGAAGGGCAGCATCACCACGGACAAGAATTCCGTGAACATCCGCTCCAAGCACGTCCGCCCGTATCATCGATACGTCACAGCCACCCTCATGGAAGTGTTCGGAATTCGTGTCATCCAGTCCTACCGGAGTTTCATATTCATTGGGGAGACTTTCGACGTGGCGGTGAGCTGCGCTTTGTTCCCGTGGCTGGAAGAAGCGTTCTGGAGTTGTTACTGGCAGATTCGGAAGTCCTACGGCGAGACGGAGTATGTCGCGGGGACTGCCAACGGAGCCTACCTGGGATTCTACAACGGGCTCTTGGCCGCGAACAAGCGGGCGGAAGCCACACTGACCTCCACTGAGA